TTATTGCAAATGCATCAGATGCTTTTTGTAATTGTTCAAAGGCAAAAGATCTTTTAAATGCTTCAAAAGCCATACTTGCTGCAAATATATTAGCAGCAAAAGTAGCATATAAACGAACTAAACCACCCAGTCCTTCTGCTTGACGTGCAAAATCCCTACCAGAAGCTCCAGTAGCACCCATTGTTCCACGAGCAGCACCATATTCTCGGTTCTCTGAACCTCCTACGATACCCCTCCCAGAAGCATTTAAAGCCGCTTGAGCAGCGCGAGGAACTCCTCCCGCTGCAGCTGCGGCTTCTTTCATGTTTTTATTAATACTTATGGCTTGTTTATTAACAACCTCAAAATTACCAGTAGCATTAATTTTATAGACTACGTCATAGCTTGCTGCCATTTACTTTTCTTTTTTGTTTATTAGAAATAATCTCTCGACGAGTTACGTCAATGATGGTGATAAAGTCTAGAGCAGTTCGCTCATCACTTATTTGAAATAATTTAAATAACATGTCCAATGGGCTTAAATCTTTTCCCAAATAAGAACCAGACATTCCATCCCATCTGTCTGGTAATCTATAATACACATCAAATGCTTGTTGTACCTCTATTGGAAAATCCTCTAATTCTGGAGGTATCTCGGATTCTACCGGAGTAGCACCCATAGCTTCACAAATTTCAAAATATTGCTCCCTGCCTACCCCAATATCTTTATTTTGCAAGTATAGTTCTATTAAGTCTTTGATTGTGCTGAACTGCTCTTTGAAAAATTACTTATATCAGAAATAGTGTCTGTTATAAATGAATCAAAATCGGAACTACCCTTCATTAATTCTAACGCATTAGTTTCTGTAAATGAAATTTCCATTTCAGGATCTTTATCTGTAACATCAACCAGCATTAACTTTGTTAAGTGTTTAACTTTTAAACCACTCCATCCACGCACAATAGCTCTAACATATAACTCTAAGAATAATTGATCATCAACATCTTCTACTAATTGACGATTTTTAAATTTTTGTGTAGTAGATTTCTTGCGAATTTTCATTAATTCATCGCGAGACTGAAATGCTACTTTTACTTTAAAACCATCAATACCGGGAAACTCAACTTCAACTTCCTTAGATGGTATTGCCAAACTGGAAATACTAATATTTTCGTTCATTATAAAACCTCTCCTGGTCTTGTAGATAACTCTACTAATGTGTAATTAATGGGGAGGTTTTATTCTCCCCATTAATTGTTTTTATATTAAGCTGATAGATATTTAATTGCTATTTCGTTTGCTGCTGTAATATCATAAACCCCTGTTGGATATGCTCCAGTAGATGATTGACCTGTAAAGTTAATAGTTGTCGAAATAACGTCCTGAACGTCTATAGTAGGTACTTGCAACATAGCACCATTAAACGCAAATTCTACGTGAGTTGCATTACTTACACCACCCATAGAAAGTATCATAGAATATTTATTATCTGCTGCTGTTGCTGAATCCGCAAGAATAGCACTTAATAGGTCTGCTGTTTCTGTTGTTGCAGAACTTCTTAAGTATGCTGTTAAATTGCCACTTACAGCGCGAGTTCCCGTAAAGTAACCAATCGGTGTATTTACAGTTCCTAATATTTCTGGAGTTAGATATGTTAGATTATTATTAATTGTTAACGTTCCACCAGTAATAGGTACAGAATATTGTGCTCCGGCAGTTACTAAACCGTCTGTTCCTAAAGCTCCACGCAATCCTGTTCCGATAGATACTGTTGAAAGCTTGTTAGTAATAAAGTTTGCTGTAGTATCTGGTACTGCCAGTGCGCCTAATTCTGTTGCAGCAGCGTGTGTAGAATCAAATGTGGCATAAGTTGTACCAAATCCAGTCCAAGCTACTTGAGCAATTTGATCAATACCGAAGTTAACTTCCGCCATATTAAATGAGCAATTGCTAACTTTATAGAATGTATTATCAATCTTAAAGATTAAAGCAAACGGAGCAAGTGTGTGCACATTAGAAGAGGTAACTGCTAATGTAGCACTTGTTGCACCATGTACCCAAGGTTGTGTAACTCCACTTCCGTATAGCGATTGTGGGGAAGCTAACGCATTCCACAAGTATTTTTCTACACAATTAACGTGAGCCACAGGTGTTATAACAGCTGTACCCGTTTGTGCCCCTGCCGTTGCAGTTGTTGGAACTGCCCAGGTAAAATTAGCACCAGATTTCTTAATCGGAACACCTGTTGTGCTATTGCACATTGTACTATCACCAGTAAATCCAGCGATAGAACACAGTGTTCCACTTGCTACAGAAGTTGACCCAGACGCAGATACCACTGTAATTTCTGCATTTGTTATAACGTTATTTACTGTAATTAAAGTTACTGTACCACCGGCAGATGCTGTAACTGCAGCTGCTGCTAACGTTTTCTTTGGACGAATATATGTACTAAATTTCCAATCTACTGGATTTAGTTTAGTGTTAAAAGAACGTTGCCCACGATTTGGGGTTGGTCCAGCTTCAGTAATTTGTATGGTTTGTTGCTCAGTTCCCTGAGTAAATGTATAACCATTTAAAACCTGAATTTCTGCCGTATTGTGATCACCATAACCAGTTGTATCCTGGTTAGTAGTGTAATACACTTTTGTGTTACGCGACAGATTTACATTTCCTGCCATGTATAAATCTCCTAAATTTCTTCTAGTTACATGTTATTAATAATTATTAATTTATATGTACTAGTTTTTAAGATGGGATGTGAGTAAGTACTTGATATCTTGCTGTACAATTTATTTCACCCACCCCTAGTGGGGCCATCACCCCTTCATCAGTTTGTATACTAGTTATAAGAATTTCAGCCGTCTGTTCCCCAACACCGCTGTCATATCGTAATAACTCATTTTCTGCAATTACGTATTCTATATCACTAAGTACGTTTTCTAATAGTTCTTGAGAATTCTCTCCTTCTACATAAACTTTTAATGATATATTTAAGTACCCCCATTTAAAATCTGATGGAAGATACTCTCTTGATTCATATCCAGAAATTACACAAACTGTTGGATAATCTGATATTTCATCATAAAACTTCATTTTACCAAATACATTATTAGAAAGATTTGATGTGTACAGCCCAGTACCATCAATTTCTTTTAACCTATCTATTAATGTATTAACAATTCTTGATCTTGCACTCATACTCGTATAACCCTCATTTTCGTTAAAACCAATCTAGTAGCCAGTTCTTTAATACTTTCTGAGATTACTTTTCTTGGGTCTCTTGCCAATGATCCGCGTGCATATCCTACCTCAAATGTTTGGTAGGGATATTTCATATAAGTATATGGCAGTCTTAAAAGTCCCCCAACTTCTCTAGATGCTGGTAATACCACGGCCGACTTAGCAAACCTGCCTGTTCTATAGTTTAATCTTGGGGACCCCATATTTTCTCTTATTGTTTCTGCTAATTTCATATTTATCATATTTACTATATTTATTAAATTTGGCTGAGCTTTTCTTTTAGCAGCTATAGTTTTAACATTGAGTGCTTGTTTTTTAACAAACGGTCCACCTTGTGTAACTTTGTATATTTTACCAACTTTAATAGCCATTGGCGAAGCATTTTTTATATCTTTAGTTAAACTTTTCTTGTTGGTTATTTTACCTGTAACTAACCCCTCATAAATAGAATCATTAGTCATATCTATCAAACTTTTAGAACCTTTTAATTCTAATGGTAATTCTGGAAACTGCTGCCCTTTCCCAAGCCCGGAAGCACCTCCACTAAGCCACTTATTTATATATGTAAAAAGATCTACATTTTGTTTTTCAAATAATTTACCCATTTGTCTTTGAAACATTCCACCAAAAGTTTGATTAGCTAAAGAACTTTGTGGTCTGATAGCAACAACAATATCCTGTGCTAATTTTTGAAGCATAGGTAAATTTTTAATCTTTTTTTCCGTATTTAACTGAAGATGAATTTTGTTGTTTTCTATCTTTCTTAATAAGGTTACTGTAGTTTCCACGTAAGTTTGCATCAAATCCATAAAACTGTCTCTACTCATACTAGACTTAGTGGCAGTATTGTACAAAATTTTATTACGATATAAAATATTGTACACTTCATTTATTGCTATCCCATTATGAAATGTTTTTTTTAAGTCATCCTCTATAATGCCCAGCTCTTTTTGACTCATGTTATCTAAATCAACATTTGTATACGCATCACGGATTGAATTAATTCCTATCACATTTATAAAATTTTCAATATTGGAAATGTCATTACTAGTAGATTCTCCGTGTCCTCTATCTAGTCCTGTTTTAACTTTTTCTTCAACATTTTGAATTGCAGATACCATAGCAGATTCTGGAGTTAAAGTACTAACTATAAATTCTTTTAATCCACCATACTGACCTTTACCACTCCAAGCTTTACTAAATGCTTTACCTATAATATCGTAGTTATTTTTTTCTGTAGCTATGTCTACAGTAAACTGATTGCCGGCATCGTTGACTTGTATTTCTGAATTTGTAAATGTTGCTTTAATGTCTAAAAAAGCTTTTTTTAAATTATTGTATACTAAATTAGTCAATTTTTTTAAATCAGCATTATCAAACTTAAATTGTTCAATAGATGCATCTGTAGCCACCCCTAAGTTATAATTGTATGTCCCACCAGAGGAGTCGTATCCCAAAGATCTATATATTAAGTCCGCCAACTCATGCTCAAGCTCACTTTTACTCACATAAACTTTATGTTTAGCTAACTCAGTATAACCACGAAAAGTTTTACCTATAGAAGTATCTTTACTTGCAATTTGCCCAGCTGTTGTTATAGCGTTAGTAAATGCCATTAATGCTTTTTTTGACATTAATGAATCCTATATAGTTCCAAAACTCGTTTTATATGTGGTGGCATGTCTATAGATTTAACATGCTCAATACTAATTTGATTACTATTTAAAGATTTTCTTGGTAGTGCTTCACCTTTAACATAAAAATGTATTAAGTCTAAAACTGCTAATTTTAAATCTTCTGGTGAATCTGCATATCCTCCCCAATACTGTACTTTTATAAAGTTTGGTCCAACAACAAATCCATCTTCACTATTTATACAATATATATAGTCGAATTGTCTATCAATAACATAGTCCACATCAACTGTCATATCCATATAAGCAGTATCATACACACTAGATTTATACCCTATTTTAGATACTGATAAAATAGGTTGTTCTCTAGTATAAATATACTTACCGCCTTCACTAAAATATTCTGTTGCTGTAGAAGCTGTTGTTGCAGTATCTGCATAATCCACAAAAGTTCTGCCACAGTAATTTTTTACAAGAGTACTAACCATTGGAATAAATAAATTTAATTTATCATCTTGTTCAGAAGAATTAATTTTTGCATATACTTTATATTCTGCCAATGTAATTAAATCTAATGCCATTATATATTCCTACTAATATTCTTGGAAAAACTTCCGTATTTGTGAAAATGGGCGAGAGCTAACGAAAACCCTCGCCCATTTATATCTATTTTACTTAGATTATATTAAGACCAAAGCAAAGAACCTACCGCATTTCCATTAACTGAAGTAAGTTGTTGGAATGCCAATCTTTGCGTTGCAACCAGTAACTTTTGTTGTTTTTCTACGTCAACTGCATTTTCAAGACGTAGATCCTTATAGTTACCTCTGATGAAGTTTTGTGGGTTTACACAAACTGCACCAATTGCAGCGCCGGCTCTTGCAGCAAATTCTCCAGATACAATAACTTGTGATCCGTTGGCCATACCAATAGAACCATTAAGAACTGTTGCACTGGGTCCAACTTTATCCCATGTTGCAAAAGCTGTATCTTCCAGTAAGTCAAAATATACACTACTTTCTACAATGTATACAACGTCTTTCGGATTTAGACCCCAATCTCCTACTTCACGACGCATATTTTGTAAGTTAGCAACAGTAACTTTTGCGGTATTAGTTACTGTGATTTGATCGCCGGCAGTTGCCCATACTGTAAGACCTTTTAGAGGATCTACACCACTAGCTGCTCCACGCAGGAAGGCTTTGTCAATAGATTTTGCACTTCTACGTACCATTGCATTCTGTACAATAGGCATAAGAGCAATAAGTGAGTCATCTTCTTCTTCATAAGTAAGAAACTCTTTTGTTGCTAGCTTATATGCTGTAAGTGTGATTTCTTTTAATGCATGTGTTGCTGCAGCACCAGAAGATGAGGCTGTACCAAATGAAGTAGTAAGTACCCAAGTTGAGTATCCCGCTTCTGGATTTACTGGCATACGAAGAATACTGCTAGGCATCACCATATTAGTAAATAGAGGAGCAACAACTAATTGTTTACGAATTTCATCCTGCATGCTTAGAGAAATTTGATCTTCCCAAAATGCAGACGCAACGTGGGGACCATACTTTTCAACAAGTTGGCTACCATATTTAGTATCTTTAATTTCTCTTCCAAGAGTTTTGGCAACTAAAACTGCTGTAGTTTTTTCTTGAAGAGTTGGTTCTTTTCCATCTCCCTTATCCCCTAAATTAATTGGAGATCTTTTATTTGCATTAAGAGCAGTAGCAAATGCCTCCGACTGTTCTTTAATAGCATTTTGTAAATTGCCGATAGTTTTACGAATGTCTTCAACGTCATCCGTAATTTTATCTTGTACTTCTTTAACTAGACGTTCTGCACCGGTTTGGCCCATTTTAATTAAGGCTTCCTGTGCTTTAGCATCCGAGTCAGCCTTAGCTGCTGCTTCTGCTTTTTTGGTTTCAGCTGCAGTAACGGCATCTTGGGCTGCTTTTGCTGCCATTTCACCGATTTCTACTTTAAGCTGGTCTAGAACTTCTTTGTCCATTGTAAATTTTTCCTTTTTGTTAGCAGGTTTAGTAGTCGTAGACTCTGTTACCTTACTAAATGACTTTTTAAACTCGGCGTACTCTGCCGGATTGTTGAAACATTTCGATACCTCGAAAAGACTGTCTTGATTTGCGGGAACAGATACGACAGACACTTCATATAGTTCGACATCTTTAATAACAAAAATATCTGTAGCTGAATCATAATCTGCATCTTTAACTCTAAAACCTACAGAAAAAGCTTTAAGTATTCCTTCTTTTATTAATTGATATACGTCTTTAGCTGTTGCACTAATTTCTGCTACTACTTTTAATCCTCCAGCATCTACTGCTAAAGACTTACTAAATCCTATAGGACGGTCATGTTTATGATAAGCTAAAACGATTGGATTTTTTGAATAATTAGTCAATCCACCCTTTGTCCAAGCTTCGGCAACAATAACGTCACCCTGCCTATCCTTAGTTGTAGTATTTGCATATCCAGTAATAGTAATTGACTTATCATCAGATTCCCCCGAGTCCTTGTCAATAATAAAAGGAAATGAAAGCTCTAATACTTTATCCACGTTCATCCTTTTTTGGAGCAGGTGGACGTCCCCCCTCTGTTGGGTCAACTGCCGATCCTGCTATATTCTTTGGCTCTCTAATTTCATCCATCTTAGGATCATCCATTGGCTCCCAACGTAATTCAACTCTTGCTTCATTAGGAGTAATAACACCACCGTTTACTAAAGATGTATAAAATCCTGCAGCTTCTGACATTTGTGGTTGTAAAGCTGAAATTTTTTCTGTTTCAGCCTCTAAATCATAACCAAAGTATCTTTCTAACGCAGAAGTATAAGCCCTTACTACAGGTAATACTGTTTCTAAATAAAATAATTTTAAATTAGGTGCGATATTTGCATTATTACCACCATCTAACAATATTGGAGGAACACCTAAAGCTTTTAAAATTGTTCTTTCTTTATTTGCGATAGAATTTTCAAAATCTAACTCTGAAAAGTTAGTGTCTGATAAACTGTCTACCTTTAAACCACCATCCAAAATCATAGGTCTTCTTCCACCAGATTTTGGATTATATCTTTGAGCCCAAACATTTAACATACGTAATTTAGCTTGTTCTCCAAGTACATTTTCACTAGTTAAAACCAGCCCAGGTACCGCACCATTATCAAAAAAGTTATGCTGAAAATTTGTCATTTTTAACAATGTTTTTATACTGCTTTCAGCTGCAGCTAATCTGGTGGTACCTCTATATATTGTAGTACTAGAATTATCTTTAATATGAATTACACTGTTAACATTTAAGGGTTTAGGTGTATTAGAATATTCATAAGAATTTACATAAGTAACTGGATCAGGAATTACTGTTACATTTGACGAAGGTAAATGATACATTTCATTATTTTCTACAAATATAAAAGCGTTGCCTTCTAATATCAAATCTATAAATATTAATCGTCTAAAAGAGTTTATATCTTGAAAAGGATTTGGTGAGTGATTTAATAAATTGTGTAAAGTTTTAGCTCTGGTACCTAGTACTATAGGTGCTACTCCTTTTAATTGTTCAGTTACAGTAATATCAAATGATGCAGCAGCATTGACTATCATATCAACACCACGCCTTACAACATCTATATCTTGATAAGCAGTAGCATAGTATACTGTATTACTTGTATTTGGTACTTCACTGCCGGCATCTTGTGCTATGGCAGGCTGTACTGGATTAAGCTTCTCCAGTATCCACTCTCTCAAATTCATAAATTCTTCCTAATTTTTCAGCTTGAATACTAATCCAGCGTTTCTGTTTTTCTGCACTAGATAAAACTGGAGTAATACCATATACTTGATGAAGTCTCGCGTGATCTGATTTACATAGTGTAACCGTTTCATTAAATATTTCTACAGTATGTTCAGCACTAAACTGATCTCGTATTGCTAATACATCATCATCTGTTTCAACTGTAAGTTTATTAACTTTAAGCCATTTTTCAAATAACAATGTTATACTATAAAAATGGTGAAACTGTAGTTCACTTTGTGTACCACACAAGGCACATTCATTACCTTTTTTATACTTACGTTTATTTATGTCTCTAATCCATTTTACGGGAAGTCGTTTGTTCACATTTACCCCACTGTATTTAGTACAAATTTTTACACTTGGTTAATTATATCAAAATAACCTCAACCCTGTCAATAGTTAAATTTATACTACCAAAAAATTTTACAAAAAAATGGCGACCAGCTTGCGCCGGTCGCCAAAAACTACTACCTCAAATTATTAGAACTTATATGTTAAACCAACATTAAAAGTATCTGTATTGTAAGATCCTCTATTTATGTCGTATCTTGCTTCAACAGCTAAGTTTTTTAAAATATTAACTCCGGCCCCCACTACAGCATCATTTACAACAGAACCAAAGTCGGAGTTAAATCCCTCTCCATACTTATATGCTACTAAACCATATACTGATCCTAATTTGGCTACTAGTCCTGGCTCTAATTCATAAGACCAATAGTCTTTGTTCTGAGACTGAAAATTTCCTGAATTCGCTTTAACTCCTCCTCTAAGATATGGTGCAATACTGAATGTGGCTTTGTCAAAGTTATTATTGGCCCATACTGTACCGCCCACCCCTACCCATCCAAAGTTTTGATCTGTATCACCAGATTTTACATAACCAATATTAACATCGGTATTAAATCGAACGGGCTGTTTCATAACAGTAGCACGAGTTCCTAGTGGAATAACATTAGTAACTTGTATTCCCTGCCAGTCACTAGTGTTTGGGGCATTAATCTGTACCCAAGATAAGTTTGTTGATGCAACGTTGCCAACTCTATTAAATTGAGCTTTAACTTGTGTAGAAAAAAACACAATGATTAATACCACTAAAATTGCTACTCCTGCTATTAGTATTTTATATCTGTTATCCAAAATTATTTACCTTTCAATATACGCCAGCTGCGACACTATGTGAGTATATAGCATAGCGTATAGCATCGGCAATGTGGGTATGTTTGTCATGAACAGGCTTTTCTTGTTGTAATAGGGGCCTGTCATCCCATCGAAACTGATCAAGCATGTTTATAGTTTCCATACATCTTTCATCCACAATTAATCTATCTTGTTCTACAATAGCTTGCACAAAGGCAATACCATCTAGAACTGATTTTTTAGCCCCAATAGTGGGGATATCATACTCATATGCCCAGTCAAACCGTGTCTGAGCGGCCGCAGAATCAACATATAAAGTATCATAATTATGTCGATCCATACTCTTTTTGATATGGTCTGCGTGATCAGAAGTTTTAGCTTCGCTATTTACATACTCATCTATTATATAATAATAATTATTTATATAATCATATGCTACAACAGCTAAAGCTGTAGGATCTTTAAATCCTATATCAACTCCTGCAAATCTTTCCATACCACTGAAATCCATAAACGATAAATCTTCAATGCATTTATCATTATTAAATTTGTAAATCTGACCTTCGAATACATTAAAGTCAGCTTCAAACTCTTGTTTAAATTTTGCTGCTGATACTGATTTTCTTGCCGTTTCAATATCTTCAATATTTGAAATTGGGTTTTCTTTATAGTCTGCTTGTATTGAGACCCATTTTGAGTGCTCTGCAGAAAATCCTCTATAAAAAAATTCTGCAAACCAGTTCTTTTTACCCCGAGGTGTAGAAATGAATAAACATTTACTATTTGGTCTATCTAATGTTGGTAAAAGTTGTGTTTCAAAAGCGTCTTTACCCCCATCAGCTACAGCAGCTTCATCAAAAATTATAAAGTTATAAGACCTACCAATTGATGAGTCTATCTGATTTATTGACCCTAGACGTATAGTTGAGTTATT